CGCGACAAGCGCATCCTTGTACTTGGGCATGGCGTTGAGCATCACCATCGCCTGCTCGTCGGAGAGCTTCTGCGAAGCTACGAAATCACCGAATGCCTTTTGTGCCCCAGGCAGGTCGGTCGCAGCCATTTCTGCGAGGCCATCGCCCATCCGACCGATAGCCTGCTGAAAGTCGAACGTGCCATCAGCGCCGTGCGCCAGGGTGGCGAACCAGTTCTCTTGCATCTCGCGCACGTCGTCAAGGTGAACCTTGAAGTTTTCAAGGCTGTCAACCGAACTGGTGGCCCAATCGGCCACGCCGCCCTTAGTGGCGGTCGCCCAGAGGTCGACTGCAGATGCCGAGGTTGCGAGACTGTTGCCCATCTCTTCACTCGTTGCATAGAACTTGTCAAGAGCGCTGCTCAGTACTGCAACCCCGACAGCTGCGGCAGCCAATGCCAAACCCCATGGGCCAGTCATGAACGCGGCAGCCTTGCCCATGCCAGCGCTCATGCCCGCGACAGCAGCTTGCCCCTTGACCGCAGCGGCCGCCACGCCGGGAATCGTCGAGCTCGAGAGCGTCGCGAGAGCCAGCGAGAACTCTGCAATCTTCGGAACTCCGAGCAGGAACGCCCCGCCAGCAAGCCCAGCAGCAGCTGTCACAACGCCGAGCATTAGCGCGGCATTCTGTACGACAGGAGGGGCGGAGTTGAAAACGTCGATCAGCTGCGTGCCAGTTTGCGCAAGCATTCTGAGCGCGCCGTCGGCGTTCGAGCCGCTCTTGATCAGAGCAGTATCGAAAGCGCCGCCGAGTGCTTCGACGTCGCCCTTGAGGTTGTCGAGTCGCATGCGGGCTGTCTCGGCGGCATAGCCCGAGTCGTTGACCTTGTCGTTCCAGTCGGCAATTCCCTTCTCGCCCTCGGAATAGAGCACCGTCGCGGCGCGCACTGCGTCAGAGCCGAACATGATCTCGAGTGACGCGGAGCGCTGCTCATCCGTCAGCCCAGAGAGAGAGGTTTGCAGGTTGCCTGCGAACTTCTCCATGCCGACGAACTTGCCCTGCGCGTCGTAAGCCGAGATCCCGAGCTTGTCCATCTCAGCCTTGGCCGCAGCAGAATTCGGGGTGAGCGCGCCGAGCATCGTTTTGAACGATGTTCCAGCGTCAGAGCCGAGTAGCCCCTGAGACGCGAAGGCCGCGAGTGAGCCAGTCGTCTCATCGATCGACAGTCCCGTGGACTTCGCCACCATGCCCGACTGGGACAGCGCCGCAGCCAGATCGGTGACATCACCCATCGCCTTGCCCGCGCCGGCGGCGAGAACGTCGGCCACATGGCCCATGTCCTTACCCTCAAGCTTGAACACCTTGAGGGCCGTAGCCGCGATGCCAGCAGCATCCGCAACACCAAGCCCGCCTGCGGCAGCGAGGTCAAGGGCGGCGTTGAGTCCGCCAGACAGAATGTCTTCAGTCGACAGGCCGGCCTTGCCAAGTTCCTCAATCGCGTTCGCAGCTTCAGTGGCGGAGAACACCGTGCGCGCGCCAGCATCGAGAGCAGCATCACGTAGTAGCGACATGTTCTCGGCGGACTCATGAGTGGCGGCGGCCACGTTGGACATAGCAGCGTCGAACTCGGCGAACTTCGCAATGGCTAGACCAACACCGACCGCAGCAAGAGCACCGATAGCAGTAAGCCCGGCGCCGACCGTGGCCATTGCCTGCTTCTGAGACTCGAGCTGCGCCTGCAGATTGCCGGAAGCCTTGGCGGTGTCCGAAGTACTCTTCCTCACTTGCTCCATGCCAGCGATGTAGTTCGCAACCTGCGCCTGAAGCGTTACTTTTACGACGCGATCGGCCATGGGTTCCTCCGTCGTGTCGGTGTTTAGCTGTATGGTTTGGGCATGACTGAAGAGACGTTTCTGACCGCAAAGGGGTGGTCAGCAACCGCCGTTCGCACATCCGGTGTGCTCGTGCTGCTCGCGCTTGTCCTGATCGTGATTGCGGCATCGGCAAGCGACGCGGCTGGTGGACTCGCCGTCATCGGGGCCGTCGTTCTTGGTGCCGGCGTTTTGGTCGGCATAGCAGGCGCGGTCGGTTCGTTGTTCCGTCGCTAGTCGACCTTGTCGACTGACCAGAACATGCCGTTCGTGTTCTCGTCACCGGCAGACTTTTGATAGGCGGCAATCGCGTCCAGGCGCATCTTCTCCGCATGATTCGTGTGCGGGCCAGTCACGGCATAGCGGATGCGGTCCTCGCCGTAGTACTCCAGGGCAGCTTTCGGTGATGTCGCTTCCGACATCCGCTCACCATTCGGGCCGATGCCGTTCATGAACGTTTGATATGCGAGCATCAGCTCGACTTGATCTTCACCCCAGCCCAGAAGCTCGGCATGTGAAATGCCGAGCTTCATCGCCAGAGCGAGCTCACCTCTTAGGCGGGGCGAGTCGCCAATTCTTTTGACAGTGCCGCTCGAGCGACAGCGGGTCCGTAGACGTTGAGATCGAAGACCGCTGATTCCATCTCGGCGAACTCGCCGCCCGAGATCGTCTCGAACAAGTCGGCCCACTCAGCGTCATCAGCGAGTGGCAACACCTCACCGTCAACCAGCCATCCGCCACACTTCGGGGCGACCAGCTGAGTCGCGCGCGTCATGTTGTAGCCATAGTGCTCATCGGTCGGAGCGCCGAGACGCACCGGGCAACTGGCGGTCACGTTCGCCCAGAACGTCGGAGTTGCCTTCACGAACCGGATCGTCTGCAATGACGCTTCCGACTCGACCAGGATCGCGTCAAGCTGCTCCTGTAGCTCCACGATAGCGGGCGGGTCACCGGCAGAGAGACGCTTATCGCGCGCCACTTCGGCCTTCGCCGCAGCTAACTGCTCGCGCAGCTCGTCACGCTTCTCGGCGAGACCGGCATCGAGCAGGACTGTCACATCCCGAAACGGGCGATTCTGCTCCTGCGCTGCCTTCGCTGCGGCCAGTTGTTCGCTGGGACTCGTCATCTTTCTACCTCCACCATGTCAGCACCGTGAGAAAGAGAAGCCTGCCGGGGCGCACGGTGGCACACCCCGGCAGGGGCTTGGCTAGGCGACGAGCAGAACCTCGGCGCCGATGATTCCCTCAACGGCAACGGACTGCTTGAGGTTGAACTTGCCGTCGCCGGCAGTCGGGCCCGGCAACTGGTCGCCCAGATTCACGCTGAGTACGCGCACCGGGTCACCGATCGTGCCAAGCGCCGTCTGCGCGATGTTGCGACGCTCGATGAAGTCACCGCGACCGCCCGCCTTCAGGATCACTGCGGCCGACTTCGGGTCCTTCGAGTCGACATACTTCAAATCGCTGAACGTCGGAGTGGTTCGTCCGAGCGATTCGCGCGACTGCGGCGACGTCAGGCGGTCATCTTTCAGCTTCTCGGTCGTCGCATCGAACGACCATCCGTCCGAAGTGAAGCTGTACGTGAGACGCGTTGCGGTGGCAAGCTCGGTGAGCTTCGGCTTCGTCTTGTCAGCGACACCACCCGGCACCCACCAGATGGTGAGGTTTCCGGACTGGTCGACGGCGGGAGGCCCACCAAAGAGTTCTGGCGCATCAGCCATAGGAATATTCCTTTCGGTTCCCCGGTGGCCGGGGTAAGTGACTCCCTGAGAGACAGGGAGAGTTTTGGGCACAAAAAAAGCCCGAATGAACGGGCCATGTGTGCGGTGGGTTACGCGCGGGACGACTTCAGGAGCAGGGTCATGTCGCAGTAGAAGAGCTTCACGGTGTGATCGAGGCGAACCTTGTCGGAATCATCAAGCTCGATCGGCTGACAGTTGCGCCCGTCGATGATCGGTCGGAAACCAACAACACCGTCGAGAACCTTCTGAACGACCTGCCGGCAACCATCCGCAGTAGCGGAGACCGCCTTCACGTCATACATGTACTCGGCATCGGAGTCAGGAGACTGAGGCGCAGAGAGGCGCCAGTCATTCAGAACATTCGGCGGGCCACCTTCCAAGATCACGTACTGACCACGCTTCAACGTGCCGTCCGTGTTCACCAGAAACGTGTCCTCGACTGTCGCAGCGACCGGGAGTGAGGCGATCAGTTGGGCCTTCACCGAAGCGAAATGGAGAGCAGCTGTCATTTCAACGCATCCTCTCCGGCCTGCAGCAGGCCCTTTTCGAAGTCGGCCTCGTTGCTCTTCGCCGCGTTTCGGAGAGCATGCTGAGGCGTCGACCGAACACCACCAGCGGCATCCTCCACGAAGCCGAACGTGCCCTGAGCCTTCCCAAGATTCGGGCCGATCTCAGCGCCGATCGATCCGTCCGTATCAAGCTGCATGTCGTAGTCGATTGATGCCGCGTACTTGTTCAAGCCGCGACGCTTGGCAGTCTTGCGAGCGTCATCCTTGATGTTCCGCGCAGTGACCTCGACGGCCTTGCGCGCGAATGGGATGAGCTTCACGGGGGCGTCGCCGAGATCAGCCGTGAGCTGATTCAGTTCGTCGAAATTGAACGTGAATGCGTCGCTCACGACAGGAACTCCAGCGAGTACCGGGCCGCAGTTGCCTGAGACACGTTCGCCAGACCTGCGATCCGATACTTCCGGTTGACCATCGCAGGATTCCCCACTTTCGGGTCAACTGCCGTGATCTTCAGCGTCGCGTTGGTTCGAATTAGCACCGCATCAGCCACGGGAACGCTGAGGATGAACGACTCATCGGCGATCTGTTGACCGGCCGCAACCTTCTCCGAAACCGCGTTAGACGCCGACGAGACGCGACACTTGCCGGTGTACTGGGCGTCGGTCAGGGTCTCGATGGTTTCGAGCGTGTCTGGGTCAACGGACTCGACGAAAGTGCCGATTGCGCAGGTGTCGCGCATGCGGGACTCGGCCTGCACTCGGAATTCCGGGAGAGCCGCCTGCACCTCGTCACCCAGGTTCACCAGTCACCACCTTCGAAGATCGGACTGCCGGCGATGTCCACACCGCACGAGCAGTAGATGGCGGCGAACATCAGCGAGCACCATGGAAGGTGCATCGTCCCCACGCCGACAGTGTCGATGGAGAACGCGCCACTCATCTCAACGAGTCCGAGCAGCGCCCACCACTCATCAATGATGGTGACGCGGCCCTTGCCAGACTTGTACGACTTCGACGTGGATGCATCATCAACCGCGATGGTGACCTGAGTCGCATCGTCCGGCTTCTTGACGTGCGAGACGACAGCTTCACGGACCACATAGTCGAGCTTCGCCTCACCGATCACAAGATCCGGTGCGACATCGAGCCGACGCGTCTCAATCAGCATTTCAGCGTCAGCGATCCACATTTCCCACTGCTGCTCCAAGATGGAGCCAGGTTCGGGGGCGGCCTGCCCGAGCGCAACCGCAAGCATGCTGGGAGTCACGGACATGACCGCCCCCTTCTATCTAGGACTCGTCGTCGGAGTCGTCAGACTCTTCGGACTCGTCTTCTTCGCTGGCCTCGTTGTGCAGCTCGATAGCCGCAACAATGTCGTCCTTCTTGGTGGCATCGCCAAGATCGATCGAGTTGCTCTCGGCGTAAGCCTTGAGATCAGCGACCTTCCACGACTTGTCCGGCGCCTCGGACTTGGTGACCGATCCGGCGAGCTTCCACCCGGAGGTGAAGCGCTCGTCCTTGGAGTCATCCACCGAGACGACGACGCCAGTACTGAGGTTCTCGAACTTAGACATTCGCCACCGCATCCTTCACGGTCGAGAAGCCGTCCAGGTCCATGACGCCCCAGCCGTAAACGACCTCGATGCGCAGTGCGATCTGGTTCTTGCGCTTCAGGTCACCCTGGCCATCCGGGTCACCGTGCTCGATGAGCTCGACGGGAACGGCCTTCTGGACGCCCCAGCGGAGCAGATCCCACTGGCCGACGATTGCCTTGATGTTCGAGTCAGCCGCAGCCTCGGGGAGGCCCGAGACGGTGGACGAGCTGTAGGCCTTGAGGCCCTCGAAAGAGGTGATGTCGGCGCCGAAGCCAAGCTCGGGGTACTTCGTGCGGCCGTCCGCGTAGCGCGACGTTGCGATGTTCCACGAGTAGCGAGGATCGAACGCGATGCCGCTGGGGAGGTAGCCATCTGCGATGACCAGACCCGCAGCCTGCTCGATCACGAGGTCCGGGGTGGTCAGCGTCGCAGTGGTGATCTCCACGCTGTTGGTGGTCGAGCCGATGCGGTCGCCGGCGACGATGGACGCGGCAGCAAGTCCCGTGAGGGGGTTGATGCCGTGGAACACGCCGAGGTCCAGCGCGCGGCCGAGCGCGATAGCGCCTTCATCCGCGAGGGTCTGGAGAATGCCGAGCTGGTACTCCTCGTCAGCCCACTTCACCTCAGAGTTGAAACGCTGAGTGACCTGGAATTTGTGAGGGGTGACGATCTTCGTCCCGAACGTGGTGTTCGTGGATGCCTTGTCTGCACCCTCACCGACGAGTTCGGCGCGAGGCCGACCGGTCAGGGTCATGTGGGTGACTTCACCAAACTTCTGCGGCTCAGCGCCCGAAAGCGCCGCAACTGCTGAGCCGGTGATGGACTTCTTGAACATGCCATCGGCGATGTTCTTCGGGAGAGTGAGCCCCGAGGTGGCGAGAACTGCCATGAGTGACTTCCTTTACTGTTATTCGCCGGAACCGAACAGCGCGCCAACGAATTCAGATTCGCTATTGGGCTGAACAGTCGGCGATTTGCCTTCTGCGGGAACGTGCAGGCCGGATGCCTGTGATCCCTTGAATGTGTTGAGCGCGTCAGCCGATGCCTCGAGCTGCTCCTGCGTGCTGCCCGTGAGCAGCTCGGCGGGGACACCCTTGGCCGCGGCGACCGTTGCCCGCAGCGATGCACCCTTGAGCTCCGCGTTCTCACGCTCGAGCTCTGCGGTGCGTTCTGCCTGCTTCTCGGCTTCGGTCTTCTGTGATTCCTGCCACTCCGCGAACTTGGCCGCGTTGGCCTTCAGCTCGTCGTAGTCGGCGGGGATCTTTGCGCTCTCCCGAGCAAGGCGCTTCTGGATGCGTGCGTCGAAGTCTTCCTGCGAAGTAATCGCCTGGAATTCGCCGCCCTCCTGAATCTGCTCGTTCTGTTCTCCCGCGACAGCGGTACTTGTCTGCTCCGACATGTCGGAACCCCTTTCGATCCGTTTAGGGGCCGTCGCCCATGACCCTCGAGATGGTCGAGGTCACCACTCCGCGAGAGAACGCGGAAAACTCAGTAGTAGGTATCGAGGTACGAACGCAGCTCGGCGCGCTGCGCGGCTGAACGGCCGCGGCGACTCGCCTTGTACTGCATGACTGACGCCTCAACGCCCGTGTCGTTCGTCGTGAACACCGGTTGCGCGGTGCAGTGACAGCTCGGGTGCGCGGCGAACCGTGCCGTGGCCTGTTTGAAGATCGCGCCCTTGTCGGCGAGCATTCGGCAGAACTTGCACCCGCCCGCAGTGATGCGGCGCCACCCGACCGAGGCGGGATCGTTGCGACGATTGGTCGTGATCTGATCCCGGTTCGCGCGTGCGACCTCGAGCTGCACGACCTCCGCCAAACGACCAGAGGCCGCCTCGATGTCGTCCAGTTCGACGATCAAAGGTGCGGCCGCCCACGCAATCGCGCTGCGGGTCTTCACCGTCCTGTCCTCGATGGAAAGAGTGGGGGTGAACGCCGATCGAACGCCGGCCATGTCCCGCTCTTCCTCGTAGAAGTCCAGTGCGAGCGCAGCAGACCCATCCGAGTAGTAGTCGATGACCCCAGGCACATTGTCGAGCAGGGCCGCGCGGCGAGCTTCAGCCGACCCGTCGAGGCGCGTGAGCAAGTCCAGAGACACGCTCACGGCCTCAGCCGTCAGAAGCTGCAGCGCCGCCCTTTGCTCACGGGGCGTCGGCATTCGCCGGTGCGGGCTTCAATGCGGCAACCACGGCACGCCCAGAGGCCCGCCGCTTCTCCGCCATCGCTCGCTTGATCTGCTGCTCATCCAGCCCGAGAAGCTCGAGGCCGATCTCAGTCTCAGCAAGCCACGGGACCGCGCCCAACTGCTTGGCGCCAGCATCAGCCGCGGCGGCCTTCGAGAGATAGATGGGCGAACGCCACTTCGGCTCAATGCCAGCCCACGAATCAGGAACGCTCTTGAGGCCGTTCTGCATCGCCAGGGCCCGCTTCACCGTGCGGCGAATCGACGGCGACCAGTCCTCAGTCGCGCCCTCCGCCTCAGCGATCAGGTTCTCCCGGGAAGCGTTGTACGAATCAGCGCTCGTCGGGTTCGCCATGTCAGTGAGAGCAAAATCGGCATCCGGCAGATCCGTCTCGCGCGCCATCAGCTTCGCCAGCGCGTTCAGTTGCGCCAGGTGGGCCGCAGGAGACTCGGCAGCAACGTGCTTCACGTCTGCGCGAGGGTTCGGGTTCGATGAGTCGTCATCGTCAGGCACACCGAGCACGCGCCCGAGTGCCATCTGCCATGACGCCTTCGCTGAGCCGTCTGCGTTCTTGAAGACTTCCTCTGTCGCGCCCAGCAGGATCAGCTTCGGAATCGTGTAGATGTCCATGTGCGCTTCCATGCGGATGAGCGCGCGCAATGCGGCATCTTGGAGACCCATGACTGGGCGCGTGATGCGCGACTTCCCTGCATAACGCGAAGCGCGTGGCTTGTAGACCATCGGGTCAGCAGGGACACCCCAGCCGTGATCGCGCTTGTCGACAGACCACCCGGAAGAGTCCCGCGCGGCGCTGATCGTCAGGCCGTCGAGGTACAGGATGAAACCCGTAATGTCGTCGTCCTTGCGGCTCGTTACCGAAAGAAGGTTGTCGAGCTTGCGACTGCGCACGTTCCAGTCGCCGGTCGCGTTCAGACCGTCCTTCGCGTGCACCAGGGCCTTCGGCTCACCTGCAGCCCCGTCGCCCTCAGTATTGATCAGGTACGAGACACCATGCAGCAGCGAGTCAGTGCGACCCTGGGAAAGCTCGGAATACAAGAAGTTCGAGTCGACGAGCTCATCCATGCCGATCGAATCGAGATCGCCGCCAGCCCAAATCATCTTGTCGAGGTTGCAACGGCGCCCAAGTCCATCGACTCCCTTTGCGGACCAGCCGAGCGCGAGACCGATCTTCGAGTACTGCGGCGGGATCACCGTACCGATCTGCTTCACCGCACGCCGGCCGTCATAGAACGACGAACGCAGCAGGTTCCGGCTCTTCTTCTGCTCGAGCTGCTCCGCCAACAGATTCAGGGTGGCTGTCTCGCTGTCAGTGAGCCCGGTGATTTTCAAGACCTGAGTCAAAGCACCACCGCCGTCCTTGTGCTCGTGCGCCGCGTTGGACGCAATACGTTGTCGGTTTGTGCGCCCCAGAGGGCGAGGGTCTCGGAAACGAGCGGGGAAATGTTCGACATGACGTCCTTGCGGTTCCACGCCCACCCGCCAGATAGCGGGCGCTTCGTGGCAACAGACAGGGCGACGTTCACCTGCGGTTGGTCAGTGTGGAACACCGAGCCGTCCATGATGCCGTCGTAATACTTCGCACAAGCGATAGCCATGTCACGCCCCTCCGCTGCAGCGAGCGTCACCAGAATGTCCGTACCGATCAGGTAGTGCCGATCGCGCCGCTTCTCCACCAGGCCCGACATCTCGTCAGCGACCACAGCATGCAAACGGTTCTTCTCCGTGCGTGACTTCACCCACGGGATGACCCAATCGACGCCCTTGCGTTCTTCATCGAGCTCGACGTGCCAGCGACCATCAGCACGTTGGCCGGCGAGAGAGACGGAAGCAGTTCGGCGCCCCGGAGGAACGTCAATCGCGATCGTCAGCCGGTCAATCGCCATCGATGCGGCGTTGCCCTGCGCGTCCCACGAAATCTCGTCAATGACACGGCTAGAACTGAGCGCATCCCAAATGCCAAGACCCTCACGCTTGAAGGAATCCTCATCCGTGAGCTGCTCACGCATGCGCTCGATCGACTCCGTGGGGGTGCGTAGCGGATATGACGGGTTCGCCTTCGCCCACTGCTCACGGTCGTCAGGATCAGCGTCATCATCTGCCGAGAACTCGACATAGACCATGTTCTTCGCGCGGCCATCCAAGGCCTTCGCGCGACGGTTTGTGAACTCTTCACCAGGGTCAGTCGGACGCGGCGGGGTACCCATGAAAAACAGGAGCGCGCCGGATGCCTGACGCGATTGGTTCGCGGCCGGCACCATGTCCTCGAGCGCCTTCTCGGTGAGGATCTGCGCCTCATCGAACACTTCGACGTCGACCTCATCGAATCCACGGCCGAAGCCCTGCTCTCGAGCGCCGAACATGATGATCGAGCCATTGGTGAACACGATCTCTTGCTCACCGTTGGTGGAACGGATCGCTTTGACGTGCGGCCAAATCTTCTTCCGACGAACCATTCCCTGTAGCGACTTGAACGTCATCGTCGACGTACGTGTGCGGTGGGCAGTCCACAGAACCGTGAAGCCAGGAGTGAGGATGCACAAGGCGATCACGATCATGCCGACGATGAACGTCTTGCCCACCTGGCGAGGAATCGACAGAACGACGCCACCGACAGTGGCCGCATACTTCCCGTTCTTGCGCTTCCCCAAAGCGATCGCACCAATGCCGTGCTGCCACTCATCGAAAGTGACGCCCATCTTCGCGCACTGAGCAACCACACGCGGCCAAGCCGTCGTGACAATTCCCTTCGGAATCACAACATGGCGAGCAGCCTCAGATAGCCGAGGGGTCGAAGGCGGAGTCAGTAGCTTCGGCATTCTCTTCTGCCTCCTGCTGCACTCGGGCATCGATAGTCTCGATGTCCATCGAGATCTCCCGAAGGCGCTTGGTCAGCGCAGCAAGATCACGAGCCGCAGTCTTTTCGTCCTCAACAGCAGTCGCAATCCGGTCACGCATCGCAACCAGCAACTGCCGTGGGGTTCCGTTCGATGCCGCCTCGGTGACGCTCAGGAGTTCCTCGTCAGCAGCCATTGCAGACACCCCCTACGGGTAAGAAACGGGCATCAGCTTGGTACAAAGACCTTGGTACAAAGAGGGCCGAAATGTGGAAAAAAGTTCGGGGAGAGAGGCCGCCTAGCACCGGAGACTCGCCGTACCCTTGGGAGGGGTGCATCCCCCCTGGGGCCTTGGTACAAAGTTCGGACCCCGCTTGGTACAAAGCTGAGCGGTCACCCGAGCGAGCCTGAGCGCCTAACGATGGGGGCAATGAGTCGGGCCCGCTTCTTGCTGTTGCAGTGTCTGTGCGCGGCTTTCGCGTTCTCGATGCGGTCGGCTCCACCCTTGGCGAGTGGGATCACATGGTCAACGACGAATGACATGGGGTCGAGCCAGGTCAGCGTGTAGTCGATTGGCTGGCCGCAGATGTGACAGTTCGCCTTGGTCGCTTTGATGCGAGCCCTGAACTTGTCACGTTGGGCGCTGCTTCGTGCCGGCTTGGACGATGCCATGACCCACCTCGCTTCACACTTCCGCCGCTACTCGCGCCCTCGATCATTCGCGCATACCTCAAGACAGGCCAGCATCGCGCTGACGTGTGCATGCTCGGTCGTGCAGTACTCGCAGGAGTAGGGGGCTTGAGTGTCTTCGGTGCGCGGTTCCATCTGTTCACCCTTCGTTGGGCGTGAAGCCGATGCGGGCTTGGATGGTTGGGAAGTAGCGCATGCCGTCGAAGTGTCCGCTTGGTTCGTCTGCCTGCTCGACGATGGCGACTGTCCCTTGTGGTTCGGGTTCGTTCGCGGGCCGGTCTGGGCAGTGGTGTTGCGTGCGCCATTCCTTGATGCGCGAGTAACGGGCGCGGATAGCTGCACCGCATGAGCACCATTCGCGCACTAGATCGCCTTCCGAAAGACTTCCTTGACCGCATCAATGTCAAACGCCGCAAGTTCGGAGCTGGTCGAGAAGTAGCTCCCGAACCGTGCATCCTTGTCGCGTTGCGTCTCAACGGTGAGCTGTGCGCGCAGGGTGTCGGCGGTGATCTCGCTGTTGGGGTTGATGGCGTCAGGCATCACGACTCCTGAAGCGCTTCGTTGAATGCGGCAGCGATCTGCCGGAGAGTCATAACGGCTTCGATTCCGCCCTCGTATGGCTCCTGCACAACGAGATCGGTGTCAGCGTCGAGGTTGCCCCACACGGCCACATAACCGGTGCGGAGGTGTTCGAGTGCCTTCTGGATGACATCCTCAGTGATCATCGCTGACTCCGTTTCGCCCGTCGCGTCCTAATCTCAGCGCGAATGATCGTGATGCAGAGCGTTGCCACTGCGATGACCATGTAGGCGATGAGCAGGAGCGCACCGAGTACGAGGCAGCCGAGCACAAGTACGCAGAAGAGTTCCCAGAGTGTCTGTGCAATCTCGTTCATTGCCGCCCCTACTTGTGATCGGAGGTGCTGGGTGAGGTGTCGTGCTGCCATCCGTACTGGGTGCGATCACGTTCACCCTCACACCAGCAGCCGTCGCATGAGTGCGGTCCTGCTGGGTGGTGGAAGCCATGAGGGCATTGGCGAGTGTCAGTCATTGAGCACCTCCTGGAAGTACAAGGGCAGAGCCCCGAAGGGATGCCGCATGCTGTTCTACCGGCGCGGGACGGTGTGAACCCACCCGCTTTGAACTACCCGACATGATCGGGGCAGGACTTGAACCTGCAACCGCTGCGTCGTGAAGAATTGAACTTCACTGAGTCATCACAGCGACCATGCATTGCCGCTGCTATCTGAACCATCCACGCAATGTGTTGAGCGGGGCATCATGCGGCTTGAGCCGGTTTCCCGGGTGCTCGTCGTGATGACAAGCAGACGCACACCTGCCCCGCTCGAAAGCCCCACCAATCCCGGAGGGCGGCGAGGATCAATGACGTGATACCGACTCAAAGCACGGTAGCGACCCGGACAGTACGCTCACGGCCTCACGTCAGGAGCTAGCTAGGCTCCCGTTCCGATGGTGGGATTCGAACCCACGTTTTGGTTTCCACCCGGAACTTGTGTCTGTGTTTCCACCGGGGACTTGTTACCTGCTCTAGACCGCTGAGCTACATCGGAACGCCCGTTTCGCATACGCGGGATGGGCTTCCTACTAGGTCCCGTTTCCGGTGGGACTGACCTTGTGTTCAGTTACTCGCTCGTTGTCGCGTCTCTCGGTGAGCTCCCGATCAATGGAGGGCCAATTGCCCTTGCGCTTCCCGGACAGGCCAATGGTCTGCCCGGGCGTTAGTTCCCTCACTCGACCGTTCGGCCGGACTGCGCAGCTGCTACTGCCGGGACGGGGTGAGGGAAGTGTTAGAGGATTTCGTAGTGGCTCAGCTTGCGATCGCTGTTCCCGTCAATGAGGAACGTTGTCGTGCCCTGCGTGCTGAACTTCCCGGTGCCGTCAGTGAATGACTTTGAGCCCGGGTCATTCGTGGCGCATTGCACGCGGTGGTAGTTGCCCATGTCTTCGTTCAACGCGGTGTGCTTGTGCGCGGTAACCCAGAGCTCGGGGCGGAAGTTCTTGCGGGTTTGGAGCCACGCTGACTGTTTCGCCAGCCAGTTCTCTTCGTTCCCGCTGATCTTGTGCCCGTGTGACATTGCGACGTTGACGCCGGAGAATGTTCCGGTGGTGATCATCTCGTCGCGCGGGATGATCCAGTTCATGTGATTCAGCGCGGGGTGCAGGTCGCACACGGTTTTAAGTGTGTCGCCGATGAACCCGGTTGAGTTGTCCGAGTCGTCGGTGATCTGCTTCCCGGCGAGTCGCTGCCACTGCCCGTGATTGCAGAGGCATGCGGAATAGTGAGCGAACTCGACCATCGGCGCGAGTGCTTTGATGCCCGTGAGGTTGAGCTCGAGAGCGAGGTTCAGTTGATCGCGTTGGTTCAGGTCGACGCTGTACGTCTGTGACGTGTAGTGCCCGGTGACTGCTTCGGTGTGGTCGCCCATGTTCCCGAAGAGGATGCTGTCGATGTTCACACCGTGCTTGCGGAGGGTGGTGATTCGATCGGATGCTGCTTGGAAGCTGTCGAGGATGCGTTGCGTGGTTCCGGCAGTACCGTCGCCTTCGCCCTTGCCAAGCTGCCAGTCTGCCCAGCCGAGGAACATCGTGACCGGGGCACCCATTGGGGCTGCAGTGCGTTTCGCCGGCTTCCATGCTCGCAGTGAGGCGGTCATGCCCTTGACGTCAACGAGTGCGGCAACCTTGCGAGTGAACGTTGCTCGATACGAGTACAGGTTGACGATGTCGCGGGTGCCATCTTCGAGGCCTTTGGACTGCTGCCAGTTGGACATGCGCACGGTGTCGTCGACGATGACGAACTCGTTGGGGTCGAGGTTGAACCGCTTGAAGATGTCTGACCAGTCGGTGATGACATCGGCGGTTTGCACGTCGATGAAGCTGCCACCGTCTACGCCTCGTTCAACGCTTCCAGTGAGTGATGCGCCTTCTGCGATCGTTTCGCGTTCCGGAGTAGTTGCACCGTTGGGCAACCCGTTCTGCCGGTAGTAGTTCACTGTCGATTTCGAGATGGGCCAGCGTTCGGCCACTTGGCGGCCTGACATCGTGCTTGCGAGATCAGCAAGAAACTGTGGATCATCGAGCACGACAGCCCCCGTTACAAAGTTTCCATCCTTCACCCGAGTGAATGAAGGTTCAGGCCTAATGGCCCGCGGTAGTTGCTAGCGGTGAGGATGGAAAGTGTGTGGTTGCGACTTAAACGCAAAAAGGCGCCCACCGAAGTGAGCGCCCTTTCATGTTGGGAAAGTCGAAAGGCATCCTGTCGATCCCGGGGGACGAAGAATGCCTACATGCATAGCATAGTGGATGACTGCGACACTGGTCTAGCTATTTTCTACGATTCTTTCGGCGTGTCCTTTCTTCGGGGACGGATTCCATGATTTGCCCGAACCAGACCTTGATATCTGCCCGGGTGGCGTACCGGCGTCGCTCGATCAGCCTGAACGGCAACCCGTTGGACAGCCAGCGCTCGACTGTCCTCCGGGTGACGCGCCACTCCTTAGCGATCTCGGGTATTCCCAGCAACTCATCCGGCCGCGAGGTCAACGTACTTCCGGTACAGCTTGGGGTCAGCCACCCACGAGCATCGCCCGCACAGCACTGCCATTTCGGGATCCAGTCCGTCGGGCCATTTGATGAATACGGCGAGCTCCCCACACAGCGGGCACTCTCGATCTTCGGCCTGCTTGATCGGGCGAGGTTCGATCCCGTATTGCCGGGCCAGCGAGAAGATCCCTCGCGAGTCTTCCCACCCATCGGTGATGTCGTCTCGGTATGCGACGGCGTGAGCAGTGGCAGCGATGGGTTCGGCGCGGTCGTTCAGCCAGTCCCGAAAGTACGCCCCGAGCAGGTGTGCGGCCTCGGGCGACACTGGCTTGGACCCCTGTACCTCGCGCCCGTTTGCCCATGACGGGATCTTCGGCGGATCCACTTGCAACTCTTCAGCGAACAGAGTGATCCACAGCAGCAGCTTCGCGAACAGTCCATCTCCGGCATCCAGCGGTCCGAGATTCAGCGGCGCCGGCGACTCACCACCTCCTCCTGACACTCTCTCGCTGTAGTCGGCCGCCCCGAGGCTGAACAGCTGCGCGCGCATGTTCGCCATGAGGTCGGGAACGAGGTTCAGTGCTGAGCGGATCCGGTAGAAGCACGAGTTGCAGAGTTGCCCGTGCTTGGCTGGTTTCGGTCTTGGTGGTTCGTCGGCGTTCTCTGCGGTCCATGTGCAACCTCGGGCACATGGTGCGAGTTCTTCGAAGTCAGTCACTGCCTGCCTCCTCATCAATCGGGTGTATGCATCCCTCTGCGCCTCGGTCGCAAACCTTGCACCAGTAGTCACTCATCCTTCGCCCCTCTCTCGGGTCGTGAAATTGTTTGTGGCGGCCACCTTCAAGAGGGGACCGCCACGGGTTGATCGGGAAAGTTGCACTCGTTCAGCTGCCATCGGTTGGCCCTGACTCATCGACTTCGGGCGAGTTGATCTCGACAATCTCGCGCTCGTACTTCACAACTCGCTCACGGAGAAGTGAGGTGCGGCGCGGGTAGGTTGCGAACACTTCTCGGGCGCGATCCTCAGGGACCGACACGCCCCACGAGTCGAATGAGGCGACGATCGCCCCGTCGATGATGTCGAACACGCTCCAACGCTCACCCTCACTAATGATTTGATCCTCACCCGTCACCGGCTGTGCGGCAAGGTGGGCAATTACGACATCATCAACGAGGGTTGTCATACGGCGACGTTCCTGCTGTAGCCATTCGTCCTGCTCCGTCTTACCCAGGTCGCCCCAGCGCTTCCCGAAGTTCACGTAGTCGTACCGGCTCTCTGCGGACGCCCTAGCCATGCGCTCGATCAGCGCCTCCCGGTCGATGGTCACCGGGTCCGCTTTCGCTGGGACTGGCACTGGCTCTGTCCAGTCGCGGCTTGCTCCTGGTTCGCTTCCAAAGCTCATCACGGCCTCCATTTCATAGTCGTTTTCCCACAGCGCGCACAACGCCCGTGCGAGCCTGGTTTGTCCTCGTGCAGCCCGAACGCGCATCGAAGGCGGGTGCGGAATCGAAGCAGGGTGAGGCGGGTTCGGCTACTCGGCATTGGGGGGCTCCTGGGTTGGGTGGCGTACAAGCGTGGATGATGCCGGTGACATTGGTGAGGTGGTCATGTTGTCTCGCTCTCTGTCTCTGAATCGGTCAGTTTCGGGGTGAACCAGTCCCACTCGATCCATTCGTCCGAGAAGGCGACGATGATGAGGCCGGTGCGGTCGATCGCGGGCACGTAGTCGTCGCGCCGGTCGTCCTCGTCGGCGCCGACATAAACTGCGCCCTCGGAGTCGAACCAGTCCTGCATCCAGCAGTCGTTGCCGCTCGTGCGCGGGTGTCCGGCAATGTCATGTGTGCGAGCCTCGTTCCACTCGAACGCCTCGCATCCGCAGTGCTTTGGGTAGGTGCGGCACTCTGCCTCGGCGGCCGCGGTGCAGGTGAACTTCACTCGGTCGACGCGGCGGTACTCGTCCTCGGTGCCTTCGTCGTCGACTAACGTGGTGACGGTCACGCTATGGAAGTGCGCGATCCGCTCGCGCTCCGCCTGGCGCTCCCGAGCAGCCGCTTCCCACTTGGCTGCCTGCCGCTCGCTCTCCGCATTGCGTTCGGCGTCCCCCAGGGTGCCCGGCTTGAATGCGTGCTCCGTCGTCATGATGTCGCTCATCGGTCGCTCTCTTTCGTCTCGTGGCAGCACATCCCCGCAACGGCCGAATGACCGAACGGGGTCTTGCACCGCGCACAGCACGGCTTCATGAGTTCGTCTTTCGGTTGGGTGACTGGCATGTGGGTGTTGGCGATGGGGCCGCTTATCGACGCCATGGGGTTCCTTTCGGGTCTGATTTGCAACCGGCAGCCAGGCCGGTGATGGTTCCGTGGGGGATCATGCGATTTCCTCTCCGAAGAGTGATTGGTTTGACCATCCCGACGAGCGCACCTCGGGGCCCGAGGGGAACGCGCGCGGAGTGAAGTCGAAGGATTGTTGCGACATGCGCTTGGCGATCAGTTCGCAGTAGCGCTCCTCGAGTTCGACCCCGATCACGCGTCTGCCGAGGTTGCGAGCGGCCAGCAACGTAGCGCCAGACCCGGCGAACGGATCAGCGACAACGCCCACCGTTTTGCCTACGAGAACTTCCATCAGGCCGATCGGTTTAGGGGTCGGGTGATCGGGTCGGGACTTGTCACCCGACATGAGCATTTGCGCGCGGATGACGTTGCTCTCTCGCTTGCCCACAAAGCCAGTCCCGAGGAGATAGATTTCTTCCTCCGCGTGGCCCCAGGGAACGGACAGGTCACCCATACCCACGCTGTTGCCCTTGTCCCAGATCAGCCGGTGCCGGGTGGCTGCGGGGCGAGGAACATCCCACCGGCCAAACACGAGCGCCGGTTTTGCTCCCCATGCATCAAGCGCGCGATCTCGAATGTCGGGTGTCTCGTCGCCAGCGACCGGGCGGCCAACTTTCTGCGTGCCCTTGATGCGATTGAAGTTTGACTCGTAAGCCATTCCATACGGCGGATCAGTCACGAGCACGTCGGCGCTGAGCCACTCGGTGACCTCAATGCAGTCCCCATGGAACAGCGTCACTAGGTCGTCTTGGTAGTACGGTTCCATGCGGTCCCGCCTTTCTGTTTCGGTTGCGGGGGGCAGCACAAAGCCACCCCCGCGAGAAGGTTTGATGAATGGTGCGGAGGTGGCGAGGAGGGTCAGCGTCTAACTGGGCGACTGCATCTCGTACAGGTGGAAGACCAATCCGAGGTCACGCATCTGTGTCGTGCCGCGGTACGTCGCTCCGGTGGGGATTGGGTGCCCGGTTCCGACGATGTTGAATGATCGCTCTTCGGTCTCCGTGATGGAGGTTTCAACCTGGGCCCAGAACGTCACGACCAATGCTGCGGATGATGTTTCCGGATCGACGTAAAGCACTCTCGCTCCGACCGGCATGACGACTGGACCCGAACTGAGGTCAGCGCTGAACTTCCAGACCGCGCGGCTCAAAACGGCGTCTCATCTGAGAAGTTGCCCGAGCTGTTCCAAACGTCCCCAGACGCGTCAGGAACGGTTGAGGTAGCCGGTGCCCACGGTTCTTCATTGCTCCCGCCAGAGGTGCCACCACGCACGCCGGAAGACTGAGCTTTGGTGACAGCGGCAGTCGCATAGCGAAGATCGGGGCCAATCGCATCGACGGTGAGGTCGATACTCGAGCGCTTGTTGCCCTCCTTGTCCTCGAACTCGTTTGTCGCGATCTTGCCGACGACAATCACGCGCATGCCCTTCGTCAAGCTGCCCGCCACGTGCTCGGCAGTCTCTCGCCACGCGGTGCAACGCATGAACAACTTCTTGCCGTCCTTCCAATCGTTCGTGGCTTTGTCGAAAACCTTCTCGGTCGACGCCACTGTGAAGTTGGCAACCGCAACCCCACTCTGTCCGTAACGAAATTCTGGATCGGCGGCGAGGTTGCCGATTACGGTGGTTACTGCGGTCATGCGACTGCCTTTCTGTTCGTGTATCGAGCTGCTGCGCATTCGCGGCAGCGCTGATGCCCCCTGGGATCGATGTAGGTGTTTGCTTCGGTGTACTCGTGGTTGTGGGTGCAATGCGTTTTCCACGCCCGAGGCGTCTTCCCCGCCATGCCGCGGCTGACGTTCTCGCGAAACGGGACGACCTCAAGATGAAGGGGGTTCATGCATGCCCGATGTGGGCAGGAACGACCTCCCTCGCATCCTGAATCGTTGTGGCAGGTGTGATCGGTGACGTTGCCATCCCTGCTGGGGGCGATGAAGTTGTGCGCTTTGACGAGCCTGCTTCCATCCCAGAACTGCCCGTATCCCGTGTCCATGACAAATCCCGTCCAAGGCCAACACTCGTCGCGCCCCTGGATGTCGACCTTTTCCCAGAAGCGTTCGTGAGCAGGTCGCTTCGCAGTGGTTCGTTTCCATCCGGGGTACTTCACCTCCTTTGCCAGGGTTTCGCCTGCCATGGTCAGTTGCTCTCTTTCGTCTTGGTGATCTTGTATCCGGTGATGGTGAACGGCTCAATGGGGAGCCAGACGTAGGCACTCGGGTAGTAGTCGTTGTTCCAATCGAAGCCATCAGGCAATTCGAATGGAACGCCAGCCTGTTCGCCGTTCGGCTCGATCTCCGTCTCACTGTGCTTCGCGATCGGGGTCCAGTACTGGTAGCCGAACAGTCGCCCATCAGACTTGCGCTTGATGACCGCCATGACCTCGATGCCCTGGTAGAAGTCTTCGTTCGGGTCAGCCATGAAATGACCGCGTGCCTCGACCGGCTCGAACAGCTCGAGGAACGCGGCGGCTGTTGCCTCCACCTCGTCATCGACCCATTCGAGTCCGTTGTTCACGGCAGCCGATCCGAGGTCGTCGTAAACGATCACCCGATCTGGCTCGTTGACGAATGTGTTCTTGGTGCTCATTAGCTGGCCTTTCGTTTGAATCGTGGGTGCGCCGGAAGTCCCATGCGCACCCTTCGTTGTTTGACGGCTGCTGAGGTGAGGCCCAGTTGCATGCCAATGTCGGCATCACACATCCCGATTGCATGAAGTTCACGCAGCGGGTCTTTCATCAGGTCGCCCTTGACGAGCGCGACCGCAGCACCTCGGAGCAGCTCGGGCAATGTCAGTCCACGCGTTTCCGCTTCAGTCTCGAGTCGCCACACCTCATATGGGGTGAGTTCCGTTTTCACGATCATCAGCCGGCCGCCAGTGCGCGCTCTTTGGCGCATGCGTATTGGACGGCATCTTCGAACGTGTCGAGGTGCAACGAGTGGTCGAAGTATTTCGGCAATGACGGGTGAGTGATCCTCCACATGAGCTCGCCAGTCCACGGGAACCGCTTTTTCCTGATCACCCATCGAGCAGAATTCGGAGTTTCCACAGGTTTTGGCGCATCAGGAACTTGAGATATTTGTGTGTCGGTTCCATGACGTGCGTTAGTTGCGTACGTTGCGTTCGTACGTAGCATTTCTGAGCATGGCTGGGGCATATGCTCCGGGGATGCTTGAGCATTGCTCCGAGCATTCATTTCTTGCCTCCTTTATCCTTTGACCAACGCACCTCAGCCGCCTTTCGGGCCTTGTCAGAACGAGCCGTTGCAGCGTCGTCGGTGGGCTGGTATTCCGCGTAATCATTGACATCCCAGCCCCCTGGTCTCTCCACCCACATGCGAACTTCGGTCAGCAATTGAGCCGATCGAGCGTTGCCGTGAATGAGTCCGAGGGCACCTTCTGGGATGAACCCGTTATTGCCCTGTTCGGCGCAGTAACCGAGACTGAAAATGAACACGTTTAGTGCACGATCACCGCCTCTTTGGGGTAAAAGTGTGAGCGTTTTGTGGTTTCGAGCGAGCGCTGACTGCACGCGCACCCACGAAAGTGCTTCCACCTACCCGCCTCCTTCCGGTCTCACCACGGTCACTCCGCAGCGGCTGGTGCAGCCAGAGCCGACTTCATGCGATCCTTCGCGGCGCTGATTGACGGGTCACTGGCCACCCCC